TGCTTTCTCGTTGCTTATGTTCGGTTTTGTTGTTTTCGTAGTAGGTTTTATTTGTTACATCGTTTAAGTGAGAAAAAAGTGTAAAGGGTATTTATTTAACTGCTCTGTTAGTTTGATATTTTCATCTTTATCCATTATGATACCTATGTATAATACAAAATATTTATATTATTTTGTATTATAATCAATTCCAAAATGAACGTTTTTAAATTACCAAGGGTGTAAACAACTTTTTTAGATTTACCATTTATATTGTAAATGAATAAATTATATTCTTGCTGCTCTCACAATTAATATCACTTTTTTCTATTTTAACTTTTAAAAAATCATCGATAAATTTATTTAATGGTATTTTATAATCATAAAGAATATTATTGTTGTTTTTTAATGGTTCAATCCATTCAGTTTCACCTCTCATTATAATACATTTCTTACCTAAATACCATGCTTCTGGTTGAACTCCTCCCGAATCAGTAATAATAAACTTACAATTTCGTTCTAAAATAGTCATATTCAAATAATCAACCGGTTTAATTAATTTTATTTTTTTGGGTATGTTAATATTATTAGTTTCAATTGTTTGTTTAGTTCTTGGATGAATCGGAAATATAATATCAATATTTATTTTTTCCAACTCTATAAAAATTTTATTTAATATTTCTTTATTCGTATTGTATTCACGATGAATAGTCATTAACGCAAAATTGTTTTCAGTTAAACTATTTTCACTTAAAATAGTTGTATCATTATATGACTCACAAACGTTTTTCAATAATTCTAATTGTAAATTACCAACAAAATGAACGTTTTGTTTAATATTTTCTTCTTTTAACTTATCTACGCTATCTTGTGTTGAACATAAAAGTAAGTCTGATATATGATCAGTCATTAGTCTATTTACTTCTTCAGGCATATCTTTATTATAACTTCTCATACCTGCTTCAATATGAATTAAATAAATTTTTAGTTTTCTAGCAACGATTGCTCCAGCGATTGTCGAATCGCAATCTCCAAATACAATCATTTTATTAGGTTTTTCTTTCAAACATATGTCTTCTATTGCATTCATCATATTACCCAAACTTTGAATAGCTGTCTCACCGTTTTTTTGCAGTAAATACTCTGGTTTCTTAATATTTAGAACTTTGAATAAATTATCAGACATTTCTTCGTCATAATGTTGACCTGTGTGAACTACAATATGTTCAATGTTTGTATTTTCGAGTCTGTAAGAAAGAGGAGCTAATTTTAAAAACTGTGGTCTAGTGCCTACAATACTTAATATTTTCATATAATTTATAAAAATATTATATAAATTAACAATTAACTAATCTAATTTTCGATTCCCATGTTCATCTATTGTTCCGATTTTTTTCCCCGGATTACCAACCATGATACTAAACGGTTCGACATCTTTACAAATAACAGCACCTGAACCAATCAAACTATGTTCTCCTAATGTATTTCCGCATACAATCGTGCAATTCGCGCCTAATGTAACGCCTTTCTCCAGTTTTGTTTTAACATATGAACCTCCTTTGCTATGCATCCCTCGTGGATTTATATCGTTCGTTAATACACAACTTGGTCCAAAAAATACATAATCTTCCGCTTCAACTCCTCCGTAAATACTTACATTGTTTTGAACTTTGCAGTTATCGCCTAAAACTGCACCGTCTGCAATAAAAACATTTTGTCCTATATTACAATTCTTGCCTATCTTAGACCCTTTACATATATGACTATAATGCCATATTTTGGTTCCATCACCTATGTCTGCACCTTCGTCAACTATTGCTGTATCGTGAACGAAGTAATCACATTCCATATCAGAGGTTTTTATGGTTTCTTGTTTACCACTATTTAAACTCATTTGTAAAGTATTTAATACTTTCAACACACGTAAACCTTCTTCGCCGTCGGTAATCGGAGTTTTTCTTTCTATACAACATTCGACAAAATGGTTACATTCTTTCAATAATGGCGAAACCGACATATCGACTTCAATATTTACATCGTTATTTTTGATTGGCTGGGGGAACGCATTAATATCGGCACTATATTGAATATATTCGGGGTAATACGTAATTTTTTTATCTTTTGATACATCGTCAAATGATATCATACCTTTGTCCCCTATAATAGACATCTTCTGTTCTTTGTATGGACTTAACCAGTTTACATTAATATTCACGTATTTATCGTCGTACATCAATACTGAATTTGTGATATCTTGGATTCCCTTTGTGATATGGTCTTTGCCCGAACACAATACCGATTTGGGTAATTGATTGCCGCATAAACTAAGAATAACCGATATATCATGAGGGGCAAATGACCACATCACATTTTCTTGAGTTCTAAATATGCCTAGGCTCAATCGATTTGCGACAATATTCTTTACCTTACCAATTTTACCCTCTGCTATAATTTCTTTTATTTTTTCGATACAGGGGTGGTAATGCAATAAATGACCGACCATTAGAATTTTATCTTGTTCTTTTGCAATCTGTATCAACTCCTCTGCTTCTTTCATGCATAATGTAATCGGTTTTTCAACATATACGTCCTTTCCTGCGAGTAATGACTTTTTAGCAAAAGAAAAATGCATTTCAGCAGGCAATGCAATACATACAGCAGTTATCTCATCGTTTATTAATACATCGTCCCAATTTGTTGTGGTGTTTACACCAGGGTATTCCTTAATATAACCTTCTAGTGCGACTGTGTTAATATCACAAATTGTATGTAGTGTTCCAGTTTTATTAAATTCGCGTATGAGGTTTTTACCCCAATAACCTCCACCGATTAGTCCGAGATTCATTTATATATTTAGTAAATATTAAAGAATCTACTAATTATTTATATCCATTTTTTACATATATTTTTCCAAAATTATATAAATGTACAAAATTATTAAAATATCCCATTAATCTTCCTCCTCCGTTATAGTAATTATTTTGATACACACTTTGTCCATTTCCAATATAACATATTTGCCCTTTATCTTGAACAATAAATTCCTTTTTTTTGTGTAATTGTCCATTAAAACGCTTAGCTAAATATATTCCTTGTTGATATGCGACTTGCGCAGTAGGCGGATGTCCACTAAATGCACAATCACCTATAGCAAATAAATTTTCTTGTCCTTCTACATTCAAATATTTATTTACAGGAATTCCACGTGGGTTATTTAAATGTAATAATTCATTCACGTTTTTACTAAAAAGAGACATTTTAATCCCTCCACACCAAATTACCATATCAAATAAAACTGGTGGTTTTTCTTTGATTTCGATGGATTTTTCAGTTACTTGTTTAACTAAACTATTAAACATCATATGAATATTTTCTTTATGCCATGTTGTTATGACTTTTTCAGATAACTTTTTATCAAAAGTAATAAGAGGACGTTCCAACGCATCGATTGCGAATACATTAAATTTTTTCATATCGGACAATGTTCCTATCATTTCTGCACCAGCTAACCCACACCCAATAACTGCAACTGTTGAATTGTGAGGTAATTCTTTCAATCTATTTTTAATATACATACCATCTTCATACGATTTTAAAAAGTAACTATATTTATCAACACCTGGTATATCAAAAGTATTGACTTCAGAACCATGAGAAAATACTAAATATTGATAAGGAATATTCTTTTTACTTACAACCTCTTTATTTTGGAAATCAATTGTTTCTACTTTGTCTTGCACAAATGTAATAGATTTATTCATATCTGAAATTGGAATTGTTAAGTCATAGTTATTTTTTATATTTTGAGCCAACAACGGTGTGTATACAAATTTGTTGTCTTTTGATATTAATATAATTTCGTATTGATTCATATCAATATGTTGTAACAATCCAATAGATGCCCATCCAAAACCAATCACAACTATTTTATCTTTTTGCATTATACATATCCAGGTTAAAGATATTTTTGCAAAACATTGTAGTAATTTAGTTAATTGGGTAAAATATATATAAACACAAATATATATATAGAAATATATGAGCGACATGATTCAAATGTATGACCCTAAACGTGAGTACAAAACGCATAAGCCCGAAATTGATGCTGCGATTCATCAAGTATTAGACCATGGTATATTTATAAACGGTCCTGAGGTTGCGAAACTTGAACAAACGTTAAGTGAATATGTAGGCGTAAAACATGCGATTGGCGTGTCTAACGGCACTGATGCTCTTACTATTTCAATGTTAGCACTCGGGATACAACCCGGTGATGAAGTAATCACGGTTGCACATACATGGATTAGCACTGCAGAAACAATTTCATTGATTGGCGCAATTCCAGTATTTATTGATATTGAACCTGATACATTTAATATGGATCATACTAAAATTGAGGAGGCAATCACAGATAAAACGAAGGCGATTATGCCCGTGAGTTTATATGGTCAAATTGCTGATATGGACAGTATTAATGAAATAGCGAAGAAACATGGATTACACGTCATTGAAGACGGTGCTCAAAGTTTCGGTGCCGTATATAATGGTAAAAAGAGTGGTTCGTTATCAATAGTTGGGACGACTAGTTTCTTCCCTAGCAAACCACTAGGGTGTTATGGTGACGGAGGAGCTTGTTTTACTGACGATGATGAAATTGCAAAACGTATTCGTGCAATTAAGAGTCATGGTGGAATTGAAAGATTCAAACATGAGTATATTGGTATTAATGGTCGAATTGATACAATCCATGCGTCTATATTGAACGCAAAACTCGAGTATTTTGGACAAGAGACATTAATTAACCGCAATCAGTGTGCAGATTATTATTCTGAACATTTGAAGGATGTAAAAGAGTTTATCTTACCCGTTGTGAAAAATGATAGGTATAGTGCATGGGCACAATATTCAATTGTTGTATCCGATAAGGAATTACGCGACAATATCGTATCGTTTATGAAGGCAAATGGTGTTAATTTAGCTATTTTCTATCCATCACCCTTACATTATCAAGTTTGTTTTAAAAACAAATCGAGATGTATGGATTTGAATGTTACCGAAAAAACTGCAGATACCATTTTTAATCTACCATGTTACGGAGAAATTACCAGAGAGGAACAAGATAAGATCGTCAAACTGTTGAGTAAATTTTTTATACGTTAAATTTAGTTGTTATTATTGATTTATATTAGGATTAAAGTATAAATCAATACAATGTCCATTTTTTATGAACAATATCCAAACTTCGATTGGATATTTTATATAAACGTATACGACGATTTACGTAAAGCAGGTGTTAACAATGAACAGAAAGCCATTCAACACTTCACTAATTACGGTTGTAAAGAAAAGCGTAGAACGCACCCGATTATTCAATCGAACACAACCATATCAACACTTCCCATTCAACAAGTCATTGGTCATGTTAATCAATGTTGTGTTTCTAACGGGTTAAGCTCATTTCGAACACGTTTTATGGATTTTTTTCATTTTAATGATATTACATCTAAAGAAGAACCATGTGTGTTTTTTGGTGTGTATACGGATGTTGATTTACAATCACTATTAAAACATACTGGTTTAAAATATATCATTTGGGGTGGAGAAGATGCGAATTATCATAATGGGCAAGCTCGCGCAACGCTAAATGAAATCAAACATTTACACAACGTTGTACATTTAGCCATCAGCCAATGTATATATAAACGTTTACAAAATCAAGGTATATCATCTATTTTTGTAGAGTTCAATATGGTCAATAAAACAATATTTCAACCCATTCCTCGTAACGAATTGGGAAAATGTATCTATATATTCAACGGACAAACACCTGGAAGAGAACATGTTTATGGAAAATCCGTTTACGAAACTGTTATGAAACGCCTTCCACAATATAAATATAT